CAGGTCGGGGTCAAGAATCAACTGCTTGATGTACTTGTACCAGTCCTTGGGTTTGTTGTAAGGAACGAGAAACCCGTTCTCCCCGTGCTTGATTACGTCGGTATAGGGGATGGTTTCGCTTGCGATGATGGCCTTGTTCATCCACCCTGCCTCGACCACCTTCAACTCGGACTTGAGTTTGTTGAACTTGGTGTCCCGGAGCGGCGCAAGGGTAACGTTCACGAAGTTGTAGCCCCCGACGTAGGAATAGATGTCCGCTGCTTGAATGCGTCCGTAGTTCGGGTTGTTCCCTTGGTCGCTTATGATTTTCTCGTAGCCTTCATAAACAGGATTATTGTCGTTCCACCCTCCGAGATAGAGGCGGTACTTGCCGTCAAGGTTTGCGTCCCAGCGTAACTTCTGCATCCCCTCACGGAGCAGTTCCATGTCCTCTCCGTGCTGCGCACCTCCGAACCAACCGAACTTCACGAGGTGTTTGTCGGGTTCTTCTTCGGGGTTGGGAATAAATTGCTGATACGCTTCGTAGGGTTCGTTTTGCAGAATGCTCACATTCGCATTTAGAGGCCGTATGCGAGCGGCAAGATGCTCGGTGGTACAGGTAACCCAATCGGCTAATTTGATGTGCTTACGAATAACGTCTGCGAGTTTGGACTCGTGATAGTGGCGGTACATGATGTGGCCGCTTTCAAGCACCCAGTAATCGTCCAAGTCAAGGATGACTTTGGCTCCGAATTGGGTCAGGGCTTTGTAGACATTTTCCACCTGCTCCATGGTTCCCTGACACCAAAGCCGGCTGAACAGGAACAAGTCAATCGACTTCAACCCCTCGTCGCTAATGGTCGTGATATTCTCGACGCACACATAGTCAAACTCCGGGTAGTTGTCGCCCAAGTATGCGTTCGGCATTTCGAGGCGGTAGTAACTGCACCCGGTTGGATGGGCGTTGTAAACGATGCAAATCTTCATGGCCGTAAAAATAAGAAGGGCAGCCATTGCTGACTGCCCCTCTCAAACCTCAGATGATGAAAACCTAAGTCAAAGATACTACGAACCGAGTATCTGTGCAGTCGATGGTGAAAAGACTGTGGATGCAATCAGGAACATCGGGTCAGGCTCCATCCCGGAAAGCGTTATTTCGTAGCCGTTTCGGTCGCCAAAGGCAGTACCACTTCCAGCGGTTCCAGCGGTTGCCTCAAGGCCATTTATAGCACCCAGCAACCAGTAACGACTGTTGTTGTCTTGAACGATGACGATGACTTTACTACGAGCGAGCAAACGGAGTTCATTGCGGACTGCGACTTGCATTTTGTTGATGGTGAATGTAACCTCCGGTGAGTAGAAGATTGTACCATTCTCCATGCTTGCATTCAAAGTTTCGGTCATGGATGACGTGGCTTTGGTCAAGTCGTATTCAAAAAAACCGCTTGCATTGTATCCGGTAAACCCCGTAACCGCACCTGAAAGGTTAGTGTTGCAGGACCCGGTAGAAATCCAGTTTTGGACGTAAATTGCTTTGATGCCACCGACTGAATCACGGCAGCCGAGTGTGTAACCAGTTGTTAGTGCGCAGGACATATGTGTATTTGGGGTTTAAGTTTCAAGGAACAAAAAGCAGGGGGAGGTTTCCCTCCCCCCTACACATTAGGTCAAGCGGAAGTCTACAACCAAGTCTGGCCACGCTATTTGCACGCCTGCTTTGAAGGCTGCGATACTCCGGATTTCGTCGTTTTCGCGTGCATAAAAGATGGAAAACTGCTCTTCGTCGGACAGCAAATCGGTCGCGTAAACGAAGTTACCGAGGTAAGACGAAACGATGCGGTTTGTTCCAGTCAAGCCGGGGACTGCAATGACACGGACGTTTGTGCCGGGATACATGATGTCCCCGTCAGCAAGGCCAGCCAAGTCAACTTGGTTATACAGGACGTTAGCGGTTGATTTGAACGCACCAATCAACGTACGGAAGTTGTCCCAACCGCAGAAGATTACGAGGTCAGTCTTGGTTAAGATGGCCTGTGGGATTTGGTTGTAGATGCCGTCGAAGATGGCGATTGCGTTGCTTGTAGTGATACCAACGGACGCAGAAACCGCTCCTGTATTACCGCTAATGGTTGAACCTGATGCAGCGTTCAACAACTGGTTAACGCCTGAAAAGTAAGCGTTGCCCTTCCAAATTGCGTTCTCCAACGCTTCTGCGATACGGAGAACCTTCTGCTCGGCAAACGCCTGTTCGAAAGGAACGCCATCGTACATTGAGCCAGCAGTCAACTGGGTCTGCATCCAGTACTGCTCCAAGGCGCGAGGACACAAAGTTTCCATGACCTTCATACGGCCAACTGTTACGACACGCTGACTGAATGTGGTTGTGCCTGAACTTGTGTAACCGCAAGTATCACCGCCTTGCAGAACTGCATCGGTGTCCATGAGGTTGAGGGCAGCAGCAAACTTGACACCAACTTGCTTGGTGAACAGGGCTGCTGAACGAGCGGAGAATACCGCTTTGGTGATGAGAGGGAGCCTCTCTTGGTCGGTGTAGGTGGCTAAATTGCCAAAATTGTATGCCATGGTTAGTGGGGGTTTAGGGGTTTATTTTTTTTTGAGTGATTGAAGTGCTTGGGCGAGAGCATTGAAGTTCTGCGAGGCTTGGGCCTTGCGTTGCTCAACGATTGCTGAACCGCTGGCCTTGGGGGCTTCGGCTGGGAGTTCGGAAACCTTTTCGACGATGTCGGCCATGGTTTCAACCTGCGATGCGAATGCAGACATCTTCTCTTTCATCTTGCCCATCTCGGCATAGGCAGCCTTGAGTTCTTCCATGATGGCTCCGAGGTGCTTGGCAACGATGGCCTCCACAACTTCGGGGGTCATGGCAGGATAGGCTTCTTTGATTTCCTCGGTTACCTCAACGGCTACTTCGGGGGTAATTTCAGCAGCAACAGGCAAGGCTTCGATTTCGGGGGTTGCTACTTCGGCAGCAATGACCTCAACGATTTTGCCTCCTTCGGTCTTGATAGTACCAACGCCTTCGACAACGTGCTCGCCATCGGGTGCAGGGAGTGTACCATCTTCGGCAACAACGTAAACGGCAGTCCCGGCAACGAGGTCGCCATCCACACGGACAACCGTGCCATCGGTCAACTTGTAGTCAGCGAAGGACTGCTTTTGGGTGCTGAATTTGCGGAGTTCCGTCCGCAGGGATTCGATTGCGTTTTTGAGATTCATAGTTAGTGGGATTTGTAGGTGGGGGTTAATTGTTGCAAAAAAGCGGTAAGTTCATCGGCCAAGCCAGCGAGTGCGACCTCCAGTTCGGATTCGGTCTTGTCCATTCCAAACAGGCCCTCAACGGAGAAACCCCGGAACAGATTGCGGTTGTCCCACACTTCGTCGTTCTCGACCTTGAAGGACCCGAACCAAGATCCATCGGGGGTGTCCTCGTAACCCTTGGGAGGCATGATGCCACGCTCGGAGTCGGTAATGTAGGACTCGAACATAAACACGCCATCCAGTTCAGCGTTGTGGTAAGCGTTGACGTTGTGCTGGTTGCCTTGCTTAAAGTACTTCTGCACGATTTTGCGGATGGTGGCTTTATCAAAGACGACGTAGTACTCGCCATAAGTTTCGTCCTTGCGGAAGATGGGCGTGTCTGCAAGCATGAGAGGGCCAGTAAGCACTCTCCGTTCGCCTGTTTCGGTGAATCGCTGCTTGGTTTTTGAGAATGCTTGGAATGGCCGTTCGATGGCGGGCATATCGGTCAGGGCCACGAATTGGACCCCTTCATCCACCTCGTCCACGGTCATCCTGTAAATGGGTAGTTCCATAGTGGTAAATGTCCTATGCCCCCAAAGTTGCAAATTCCTCCAACCTCCGAACCCTGCGAGTGCTTTGGGTGATGTCCCGTTCCACGACATAGGCTCGCATAGGTGATGAACCTTGGCCTTGGCCCATTGCAGCACCATCGGTTCCAAGCATAGTTGTTTGAGGGTTGGCAAAGATTGGAGCAGGAGCAACCTCGCCTCCTTCACCACCCCCGGCAGTCAACGCTCCACCGCCTCCACTTGCCGAACTGCCTTGGAATTGGGTCTTGCTGATTTTGGCGACCTGCGCCAAACCTGTTGCAAGGGCTATACCTGCTTCAACAAATTGACGACCCGTTGCGAGTTTAATCGGGTTCCCTCCAGCAGTCAGGGCAGCGGTTACGGCCATAAAGGTATTGATAAGCGCTTGACCCATGCTGGCCTTCTTGTTTATCTCAAAGGCTTTCCGTTGGTCTTTCTCGGACTTGCCCAAGCCAGCGGTCAGCAAATTACCAAGCGCACCAATGGCATCGGAAGCCATCTTTAGGTCTTGTTCCCTACGATTGCGTTCAATTTCCGCAATCTTTGCCGCACTATCCTCGGCAATGCCTTGCTCTTTAAGTCGCATTTCCTCGGTCAGTAGGATGTAGGCTTTAGCAAACTCGTCCGCATCCGTGAATCTCTTTTTGA